GCTTCATTTAATCCTGTTACATCACGTAGCATTTGCAGATATTGATTATATGCACCAACTAAAACTTGTATTTGTTGACCGCCGCTACCTGGCAATTCGGTAATAGGCACTTTACCTAAATTTTGATCTCCTTCAACAGTTAAAGATCTTCCAATAACCGAACCCGTTTGAAAATACATATTTAATGCTTCTTGAGGATTATAATTATTACCATTACCTAAATCAATTTCGGCTAATCCATCAGCATCTAGATATACACCCGAAGGGGTCATTCTTTGAATAGCTTGTTGCAGTTTTAAATGTGTTAATTGAATTAAATCTGCATAAGGAGTCATTTTAGCAACTAAAGAATTTATATTTCCTTTATACATTCTAGGAGCAGAAGCAACATAATTCATCATTACTTTATTAAGGTTAGCAGTTGGCCTAACCATATTAGATGCTTTTTCCCATTTAAGTAATTCAGAAGTTCCTAATATCATTACCCCTTCATATACAACTTCTCTGGTTTGTTTTACTTTTTCAAATCGCATTGACTGCTCTTTTGGAGGATCAAAACTATCATCTTTTTCAATAGCTTTTTTGCCGCCTGAAGGTACTTCCTTTATTTTATAAACGTCGTGTTCCCATGTTTTCCAGTTAAAGTTTAATACCGTAACTGTATTATTATACATTAAAGAATCATTACCGTAATAATTTTGAGGATTGTATGTATTGTATATATTCCAGTTAGAACCTTTTTTTGTAAGTTCCTCAATTGTTTCATTACTTAAATCTGGAAATCTTTTTTTAAGTTCATTAACATTTATATTTTTAACTTCCCCAAAATAATAACAATCAGAAAAATTAGGATCTTCAGTGTAAGACCAAACAAGATTAGCAGGATCTACATATTCAACAACAACACCATCTGTATTATTAAAACTATGCTTTGCGCAGCCAATACCTATAGTAGCTATATCATAATCAATTCTTCTTTTAGTTGCCTCGTAGTCGTTGATTTTAAATATATTTTCAATAGCTTGTTCTTCAGCTAGTTCAATACCTTGCTTGTAGTTTAATTGCATGTATAGTTCCAGCTCTTCAGTATTAGCGGGCAATTCTGTAGTATCAAAATTTCTAGCAGAAACCTGTAATTCTTTTTCAATATTTAATAATAGCTTTGCTGTATTTAAATCTTGCTGTACATCATTTACAAATTTTGTACGCTTGCCTGTTGATATTTGATCTTGGCCTATTGCTTTGATAGAGAACGTTCTATCTTGCATACCGTTTACTACAATATCTATAAATTTAGGCACAATAGGTACAGGTTTCCAATCTAAATTTAAATATGATAAATCACCATTTATCGCAAATTCATCTTTATATTTTCTAATAGATTGTTCTCCCCTTGCGTACAGTCTTAGTCTATGACACTCTTCTCGAGAGTTAAAAAATTTTCCAACACCATTGTTGTCTTTATTAAACCATTCTTGTTCAATAGCTCTACCAACAGATAAACCATATTCTTTGGTTTTTTTCACAGCATCTGATACTGCTTGGTTAGGAAATGTGTAATTTTGAGCTTCTACTTTTGCCATATTTATTTTATTAACTCACTTCTTGATCCTTTATTTCTATATTTAGAAAATTTAAAATCAATCTTTTTAATTATTTTTTCAGGTTTTGGGCGATACATATGCTTTCTGCATGCCATTATAGCTAAACCGCTACTAATAGAGGCATCATGGGACGTTCTTCTTGATATGTCAAATCTTGCCCAATCTTCTAAGGTTCTTTGAAAATACATATCTCCATGATTTTCTTCCATTCTACCTACATACTCTTCTATATAGGATTCAATTGCCGAAGCATGAGCTTGTTTAATATCTTCCGAAGTATTAGGTATACCCCCTAGCTCTTTTTCTGTTTTTGATAAATTACCAATTAGCTTATCGGGGCGGTTCATTGAATAATTTCTATACCCGCGTCTTTTTAAATGATATAATAATCGTGGCTTATTATTTTCTGCTAAAATAGGCATTCCATAAAAAACACAAGCCATTAATACATCTTCAAAAAATATTTCTGCCGTTTGAGGTCTTGCAATATACTCTAAGAAAAATCTAGTGTTAGGTACATCAGATACCATTGAAAAAGTAGTTAACCCATGCAATGCGCCATTTGATCCGCCTCCACCAACAGTTCCTGAAATATCATATGAATCACAGCCAAAAGCACCTAATCCATTATTACCAGGATATTTTAAATTATTTTTTAAAATAATATTATTTTTTAAGTTGTTTGGTGGTATCCAAGAAACTCTAAATCTTCCGTTCGTAGTAGGTGTCCATAATACTTCCGTGTCTTTAATGCCATTTTTCCAAGAAAAAGTACCTCGTACTACACGGCCACTCATAACCATTTCTTCATTAAAATCAATCTGCTCATAAATCTTAGTCAGATTAAATAAAGAATTTAATGTTTCATCTCTAAAAGCATGTTTTTCTGAGCGTGGAAATTGTCTGTAATATTCATTTAAACTATCCGAGTCATTTTTTAAACCCTCAACTTCGTTTTCCCAATGCTTAATAACTCCTGTGAAAATTTTTTCACCATCAATTCCCTCAATCTCTTCTGATGGGGTGTCGAAGACAGGATAACCATACTTGTCAATAAATCCTTCGTATCCCCATTCCATAGGTAAGAACAAAGCATATAATCCGCTTGAAGTCTGACCATTGCGATTTCTTTTTGTAACGTCTGAATCATAATAAAGTTTTTTAAAATTATCTCCGCCTTTATTTAAAGCATTAGACGTTGAACCCATCATACATTTACCTACAATTTTTGAACCTAATCGTAAACACGTTTTAGTTACTCTCCAGTTATTTAAAATATTATCCGGACGCTCCCACTTCCCGGATTCATCGTGTACCAAAAGTTTAAGTTTTTCTCCGTCATATGAGTTATCTCCAGTGTTTTTCCAGTCAATAGTAGTGTCAAGCCCTTTCCCAATTTCAATTTCTTCTGTATTGGTACTTTGGAGTGAATTTCTCGTAAGCTTTCTTGATGGTACTTTATAAGAGATTTCTGTTTTTGGTCTTTCCATACCGTCTTGTATGGGTTTGAAAAAGAACGGGTAGTTTGTGGATATTGGTACAATCTTATCCGTAAACATTTTTTTAGCGTCTGCTCCTGTTTTTGACAACACACCAAATCTTGAATCTTTAGTAGTCGTTGCAATGTTAACCGCTTCTGAACTTGCCATGAAGGAAAAACCAGACCGTCTGTTTTTGAGATAGCACATTCCATAACATCTAGGGTCTGCTTTGCATGCTTCCCAAAAATAAAAGAATATTTTGTTGGCTTGTCTAAAGTCGGGTGCGCCCACATCAATTTTTGTCCAATTAAGATACATATAGTGCGACCCTGTAAGGTAGGTTTTTGCGCCATTGCACATAAACCAGTAGCCATCATTCCGACGATCAAACTCCTCGTTAATATATTTATAATATTCTTCTTTAACATTTTCTGAACTGAGTTTGAAATCATATATACTTTTTATTCTGTTTAAAGATTTAGGCCTTTCCCTTTGTGTAAATACTTGGTTTTCTTTTTTAATTTTAGATCCATATATTTTATCAGGGTTTTTAGGTATTGCTACCTTAAGGCCTTGGATTTCATATATGTCGCCTATAGTTCCATTTTTACTTATTACGACACAATCCAGCTCTTCATTATATCCATAAATAAACTTTTTATTTTTATTTTGTTTTATAATGCTTTTATTTAAAAGATGGTCATTATAAATTTTATATAGAGTTTGTTTATACATTATTTAATATGATTTTCAACACCCAAAAAAGTTTTTTTGTTTTTATTGCTTTTCGTTTCGTTTGACAGCTCTTCAATCTTATCAATAATTTTTAAAGAATCATCAATAGCAACCCATTTTGCTTGTGCAGCTGTTTTAGCTTTTTCAGGATCTAGTTCTACTAAATCAATAGTTTGTCTAATAACTTTTTCCAGTTCTACTAAAGCTTTTTCAGATGCTGCTATAATTTTTTTTCTTCGATCCATAATTAATTGTTATATGATTTGATAAAATTCTATAAAGCTTTTGCCCATCTATATTAAACTCATATTCAGAATCAGGTGTAAACCCCACTGTGTCGCCTATAGACGCGCCTATCTTACTTAACTTGCTATTGCTATAGGTAAGTATACCTTTTAAATTTTCGTCTGAATGAAGGCTCCATTGATCTTTACCATATAAGGGTTCAACAAAGCAAAAATTTGGTAAACATTCCCATTTGTTATTTCTTTTATAAGCAAAGATTTGATCTTCACTTACAAAATATTTATTTTCTTCTATAAAGCTACTAGAATTTTTTTCTATTCCTTGTTGATCAATCCATCTTCTAAAAACATTATGGTGTACAATCACTTCGTCATCTTTTTTTATTACAGATTCAAGTGCGGCTGGTGTATTAACTACAGTGCCAATTCTATTAACAAAAACATAGTCTCTTTCGGTAACTTCAGTATTAATTATTAACTCTTTGTCTCCGATGTTAACTTTATTATTGTAACGATTTTTAGTAGATATAATATAATTAAATAAAGATTGCATTTAGTAATCTAAATTGTATTCAACTGATACAGCCATGTTTGCATTAAAATGCTTCCATGGTAATATTTCTTTATTTTTTGTAATGTATATTTTATAAGATCCGTTTTCTTCTAAAATATCAGAAATTGTATGTCCGCCATAAACTTCTTGTCCTACTGAGTAATGCATTGCTTCATTTTTATAATCAGAGCCAATGCTTATTTTTCTTATTAATTTAGCCATTTAATTTAATTTAATATGTCCATATTGTTTTGTCTGGGGCATCTGGGTAACCAATACCCAAGTGTATAAATCCTCTTTTTCTACTAATGCCTATCCGGGTAAACCCTGTTTCAATAGCAGCTTTAACTAGCCTAAAAGTTTTTCCTCCACCAACACTTTCAATATCAACAGCCGCCCCGTATGCATGCTCGCCCGGTTGTTTTTTAGCTGCTTCTATGGGATGATCGGGACTTCTATAACTAGATGTAATTTTAATAGGATGCCCATATAAAGCCCTCAGCTCATCTAACATAGATAAAAGCTTTTGGTCCATCATTTCAAAATTACTAAATTCAGATTCATTAAAATATTTCATTTGTATTTTTTGAACATTAATTTATACAAAAGGCTATTCCATGCTTTTTGTAATTTATCTATAAATTTTTTCATTTTATTTTCTTAATTTTTGCGTTATGCCAATTGTAGTGTAAACAATAGTTAAAACTAATACTATTGTTTGTAGCATTGGATTTATATCTGGCATAAACGAAAACGTTATACCTCCAAGACTAATCCCATATATTTTAAGATCTTGCATTTTTTTATTTATGTTTACTGTTTCCAAATACTTTTTCTACTCCGCGAGATCCAAAATAACCTCCAATCACGATCGTAAGAAGGCCGGTTATAGAATCTAATGGATAACCCATATACCAACCGGCTACATAACTAACTGTTAAGAATACTAAAGTTAAAGGGCGAACATTGGCTGCAAGCCAAGATCCTGAAGTTGCATCTGCGACCCAGCGCCTTGTAGTGCCATCTATTTCAGCTCTTTCAATATCTAATTTTTTAAGTGCAATAGCTTTATCTTCCGCACTCATATCTGAACCACCTATAATAGCTTGTATTACAGAGCCTACTGGTGTATCTCCTGCTATGGCACCAACGACGTTAGGAATCTTTTCTAATAGAAATTTCCCAACGCCAGTGTCTTTAAATCTTTTCTTTGCCATTTTTAATTAAAATGTTACTGTTTCAACTGCTGTAGAAGTTGCTGTTATTTTATAAAAATATTCTCCTGAAGGCATATTTGTTGTGTCTCCACTTATTGTTCCTCCTCCGGTTGTACCGTTTACGGTTACACCAGAACTAAACACTAAGCTTGATGTTGAACATCTTAGTATAATTATCCCAGATCCTCCAGCCGCACTAGCTACTGGGTTTGAACCGGTATTACCAAGTGCACCACCACCACCACCACCGGATCCTGTATTTGCCGCTCCCGCAGTTGCTGTGGTATTTGTTCCGGCCAATGTAGTACCTTGACCAGTTCCGCCTATGCTTGAGCCTCCAACAGCTGCAGGGGAAGAAAAGCGTTGACCTCCACCACCACCGCCGGCATAGAATGAGTTTAGCCCGTCAATATTATTTTGTAATCCAGCACCACCTTCGCCTCCTGTTGGGTCAGGGGGCGTTTGACCTGAGGAAAAGCTATTGTTACCAGGAATACCAATGCCACCGGCACCACCACCACCACCGGCTTGAAGTTGAGCAAATGGAGTTCCTCTACCGCCTCTGTTACCTTGACCTGCTATACCTAATCCACTGTTTGTATAAGTTGTCAGGGAGGTCCCGGTTTCAGACATTCCACCACCTCCAGAACCACCATTTGGTGCTCTTTCTGATTGGTTTCCAGTGCCAAAAACTCCGCCACCGCCGCCGCCGCCAATTGAAACTATTGTTTGAAAAGTAGAATCACCTCCATTATTTCCATTTTGATCAACTGAGCCGCTTGTAACTGCTGCTCCTCCTGCACCTACTTGTAAATAAACCTTACCAGCAACTCGTAATGCGTTTCCTCCAAAGTTTGTTCTTAAGCCACCTGCGCCGCCACCACCGCCGGCAGGCTGATAACCCGTCCGATTTTCAACTGGCCGACCGCCGCTACCGCCACCGGCAACAACTAAATAGAATATATCAGTAGTTTGAACGGGTGCTGGTATTGAGCAACTTCCCATACTATTGATTTGTCCAGCCTGAGCCCCAAAGCCATATATATTCATCCAATATCTTTTGCCTCCCGCAGAATACAAATAATAATATCCACTTCCTGCAGCAGTACTAGAATTATAACCGGTAGCTGGATCAGCATTAAATACTCTATCACCAACTACAGGAAATGTTTTTCTACCATTATGCCACTTTTTTGTATCTGTAGCAGGTACATATTGTAGACTACAAATATCATTTGTTCCACCAGGTCCTGATGGGTCGGGAAATCTTTGACTTGAAAAAAATGATTTTCTTTGATATGTTGGGTTAGTAGCAGGTAGAGCGCTAAACACACTAATTGCACTTTGATTAGCATTACCTATCAATGTACTTTGAGTCATAGCTACGTACTCAACATAAAAAAAGTAATCATATTTAACTTTTGTATTTATACTAGAAACTCCCGGCCCCAGCATTAATCTTAAACTGACAGCATTATTGAATGTATTTGTAACCCCTGGGCTATAATTTGGCGGATCAGTACTTTGCCAAAAGCTAAGCCCACTTTGAAAATATTGCGAACCATTAGCCAGGCTAGCCCAACCTTGAGCAACATTACTAGTATTTTCAAATTTCCCTTGTACTCCTATAGGAAATTGATAAAATCTATATCCCCTTTTTCCCCAAGGTCCAGTATCATCCTGAACTAAACCATCTCTTGGTAAGCCTGATAATGTGCAAAAAGGAGGTACTCCACTTACTCCAGCTTGAGTAGCGGTATTAGGAGATCCTACCATTATTAATCTTATCGGAAAAGGATCAGTACCCCAAGTTGCCCCAGTACCAGATGTTAGTCCAGGTTTCCACATTGCAGTTACCCTTACATCCAATACAATTGTTCCTGTTTCAAATGAAACTAGCTGTATTGAGTTTCGTACGTTTGCCCCTTGTCCCGCGTTTTGAGGCCAAGCAGCTGGTGGTACTCTTACAACAGTTGATTTACGCCCTTCTACCATTTTACCTTTGGCCCCATAGGCGCCATACATCGTAGGAATATTTACATCACCCTCAACACCAAAAAATTTACCTTTACCGTACCCAGCCTGTCTTATAGAAGGATTCGAATTTGACGCAAAAAAGCCTTGCTCACTTGCATTAACCGACGTGGTCTGTACATTACCTACCACATGGAAAGCTGATCTTGGAAATGCAGTTCTTATACCGACTTTATCGGTTGTTGAATTGGCTATTGTTATATCTGTAGCATTTGGCTGATCAATTATAGAATCACCAATAGCCGTTGATCCCGTAAACTTAGGAATTTTATTTGTAGTACCACTACCAGTTACTCCACCACCAGCTCCTGAAGATGCAGCGGTAA